ACTCAGACGTTGCAAAGCAAATGCCGGACGATGGGGATGGTCGGCGCAAGCGGGGGTTTCGGCCTACGCCGCACCCGGTGTTTCGGATTCCGGACCCGGAGCTATTGGCATCGCTGGGGCCGGAGCAGGGGCAGGCGTTGCTTGATAAGCGGGAGGAGCTGATCCGGCAGGAGTCGCATGATCCGTGGATGTTTGGCTTTGAGCCCAAGCATTGGGAAACGGCGGAAGCATTGTTGAAGCGGCTGCATGAACTTTGGATCATGGGTGGGAACCGTGCGGGCAAGTCCGAGTTTGCTGCCAAGCAGGTGGTCAAGATTTTAATGTCATCGGCCAAGCGTCGGGTGTGGTGTTTTCAGACGACATCCCCGAACTCGATTGAGATGCAACAGCCGCTCGTCTGGAAGTATCTGCCGAAAGCAATCAAGGAGCTGAACGGACGCCGGGGCACGGTGGCAAATGTCAGCTATTCGCAGAAGAACGGATTCACTGAAAACACGTTTGTCCTCCCGAATGGCTCGCAATGCTGGTTCCGCAACTACGCGCAGGACATCTCGACGATTGAGGGTGGCGAGTTGGATTTCATTTGGTTCGATGAGTTGGTGCCGATTGATTTTGTGGTCACTGGCCGGTATCGCTTGGTGACTCGCAACGGGCATTTGCTGGTGACGTTCACGGCGAAGGACGGATACACCGCCACGGTCAAGGACGTGCTGACGGGAGCGCAAACGATCACCGACAAGGAAGCGAAGTTGCTTCCGATCTACGGCGAGGTGGATGGTGTCCAGCGTGTGGTGAGTTACGAGCGTGTGCCGGTGGAGCAACGGAGCGTGAGACGGAAGAATGCGGCCATCCTTTACTTTCACACCGAAGATAATCCATTTGGCGGATACGTTCGGATGTGCGAGGAGCTGCAAGGCGCACCCCGCGAGGAGGTCAAGATGCGGGCGTATGGCGTGCCGACGAAATCCATTGGTTCGAGGTTCGCGTTGTTCTCCGACAGGATCCACGTGATTCCAGACACCCGCGTTCCGACGACTGGCACGAATTACCATCTGGTCGATCCATGCGCCGGGCGAAATTGGTTCATGCTGTGGATCCGCGTGGATGGCTCGGGCCGCGCATTTGTTTACCGTGAATGGCCGGGGCAGGATCGCTACATCGACGGTGTGGGGTATCCGGGGCCGTGGGCCGCGCCGGATGGTAAACTTGCGGACGGCAAGCAGGGCACGGCGCAGAAGGGATTTGGCTTTGGGCTGGACCGCTACAAGGAAGAAATCACCGGGCTCGAAGCAGGCGAGCCGATATTTGAGCGGTGGATGGATAGCCGCTATGGGAACAGCCAGACCGTGGCCAAGGAGCGGGCGACGACATTGATCGAGGAATGCGGCGAGATCGGCATGGACTTCCTCGCCACGCCTGGGCAGGGCGTGGATGAGGGCATCGACATGATCAACGATTGGCTGCACTACGACACCCGCCGCCCAATCGACGGCACAAACCAACCCCGCCTCTACGTCGCAGAGTCATGCAAGAATACGATCTACGCCTTGCAGGAGTGGACGGGCGCAGACGGTAAGACCGGCGCAACCAAAGACCCGATTGATCTACTCCGGTATTTTGTTTTGTCAGATCCGCAGAATGTCGAGGGCGACATACTCATCACGAAACGCGGCTACGCATTTTAACGCAAAGCCGACACCACCACACACCATGAGCAAACAACCACCACCCGGCAAAGAACCGACCGTCGAGTATCTCCGGCTCCGCGACCTCATCCGCTGGCTCCCGTATTCCAAGAAGGAGATACTGCAATTCATCGACGCCGGAATCATCCGAGGCAAACAAACCCGGCGAGGTGGCCGCAACTGGTATCTGAGGACTCAGGTCAAACGGAGGCTGGGGGTTTAGACATCAAAATGAAAACTGATTTAACAGAAACAAAATTCGAGGCAGACGCCGATTCATTGATTAAATGCTGCGTCGGGTCGCAGATATGGCTAGTTCCAGCCAAGATATACTCCGCCGCTTTTCGAGAGGCGGCGCGCAAGTTTAACTCCACACTGCCCGGTTTGATCATCGAATGGAGCAGTGATGAAAAATCGGCTTTTCTGGATGTGTTGAATCATCCCGAAGTATGGCGTCCGTTATGAGCACACGCACCGGGGGCACGATGGATTTGCTCAACGAGTTATTTGCTGAACTCAATCTCGGGCCGGCCAAGCAGCCGATGAACCCCGAAGATGCAGCGGCATTTGTTCGTAAGGATTTGCAGCCATCGGGCAGGGAGTATCCGAAATGCAATGGCAAGAACTGCTATCCGTCGCGTGCTGCGGCGGATCGGGTCCGCAAGGGCCGCATGGCAGCAGGGGCCGGGAGGCTCCGCACGTATCACTGCCCGGAGTGCCGGGCCTTTCACCTCGCATCAACCAAACTACTAAAATGAACCGAATCGCAAGACACCTTATCCGAATGGGCCTATGGCTCAACGCCCGCACGAAACGCCGCCGCGTCACGCCACCGGGCGCACTGGCAGAGGAGGAAATGATCATGGCATTTTCTCGGGGGCGCGACGATTCGCTATTGCAGGCGGTGCGGCAGGTCACGGCGGAACACATCGCCGACAACCTGGTAATCATCGGCAACGCGCATCTGGCCGAATCCCACGGCAAACTCTCCTACACGGCAGGCGGCATCTCGGCATTGCAAACATTGCTCGACGACCTCGACGCCCGCACGCAAGCACAGGCAGAGGAAGCGGAATCGTAAAAGATTTCTCCCCTGCCCTCGTTCTCTGAATTTGTTCCGATTAGTGCCCGTGTGTAAGTGGCATCGTGGACATTGTTTGTCCTTTTCTCCTATGGTGCGGCCACTCGGAAGCAGTGGCTGGCTTGGCTGCGGATCGCCGGAGGTTGCAAATGCAATCTAAAATGGATCGTAAACACCAATGCCTGGCATCCACTTGTGAGGAACTCACATGAAAGAAACAACCGACACGCAAGGCAGCATTGACCTGAGCGACATCGCCGCAGAAATGGGAATCTCATTGAACGCGGTATCAGAAACTGAGCGCGGCACCGCCGAAGACTCGACAGATATTTCTGAATCTGAATCCACTACTACGGAAGAATCCGCCGACTTGGAAACAAGTGGCGACGGAGATTCGACCGACGAAACCACGCAAGACGCCGAGGATGGTGAATCTGACGAGGCTGATGAAACCGAAGACGATGCGGACGACGCAGAGGCCGAGGATGAAGCAGACGAGGAAGAGGAACCGGGCAAACGTCAACGGGGTGTCGAGAAGCGTATTGCGAAGCTGACCGCGAAAGCGAAGCAGGCCGAGGAACGCGCGACCTCCGCCACCGCACAGATCGAGCAACTGCAATCGCAGCTCGCTCAAGCTAGTGCAGTCACGTTGGCACCTACGCCCGACAGTCCGCTTGCAAACATCGAGACTCCGGAAGCACTCCGCGAGCAGGTGACACTTGCAAGACGCATCGAGACATGGGCCGAGGATCATCCGGAAGGGGCTGAAATCAAGCTGGCCAATGGTCAGACGAAATTTATGGAGCCGGATGAAGTTCGCCAACGTCTGCGGACGGCACGCGAGATTCTTCGCTCTGCACCAGACCGCGAGCAATGGTTGGCACAACGGCCACCGGTTATCGAAGAGACTCGGGCATTTTACCCGAACCTCCTCAAAGCCGGAACCGAAGAGAATAACGCGATGAATCATCTCATGAAGATGGTGCCGGAACTCAAACGGCATCCAGCTATCGAGCTGATGATCGGGGACATGATCGAGGGCCAGCGGGTGCGATTTGAACGGGCCAAGGCTCGCCAGAAAGCGCAAGCAAGTAGTGGATCAGAGACAAGCACAGCAAATGCAAAAGGTAAGTCAACGCCCGCCGCAGCCGAGAAGCTGCCACGGACACCGACCACCAGCCGGGCACCGAAAGTTTCACAAGATACGGCTCGCGTAAGCGCAGCCAGAACCCGCGTGCAGAAGGGCGATACCAGCTCGGACGCAATGACGGATTACATCGAGAGCGTCATCCTAGGCTAACCGCCAAGGCCGACCCCACCACACAACTTTCAAAATTTCTTAACCGGACAAAAATATGCCAGGACTAGTTTTCACCAATCAGACAGGAGCACGCGAAGACCTCGCCGACCTCATCCACATCACGGACGCCAAATCGACGCCCGTTACCTCTATGGCTCGCAAGGGCAAGGAACCGATCAACCCGGTATTCTCATGGCAGGCCGACGCCTACAAAGACCCCACCTTTGACGGTGTGCTCTCGAACAAGGACGTTGATAGCTTCGACAATCCCGCAGAGAACCGCGTTCTCTTGGATGGTCGCATCCAGAAGTTCCGCCGCGCTACCCAAGTCGATGACTTCGCGCAGAACGTCACCGACGTTGCAGGTGTCGGCAAGAAGAAGGAACTCGCCCGCGCAATCAAGATGGACCTTGAGCACATCAAGCGTGACATCGAGAGCGCAGTGTGTTCCGACCGCGAATCGCAGAAGCAGGACGGCGCAAGCCCGAACCGCATGCGTGGCCTCGGAAGCTGGTTGCAGTCCACGGCTCAAACCGATCTGCCAGTGCCAGCCGCCCAGCGCACGCCCGCCGCATCCATCGTCACCACGGCGATTGCCTCGCTGACGGAGGACGGTATCGGCGACTTCTTGCAGTCGATGTATGAGCAAGTCGGCAAGCCAATCGAATACGTCCTTGTCTGTGGTCCCACACTCAAGCGTCGTTTCACCGGCTTTACCAAAACTCAGTTTGCCAGCACGAATACCGCCGCTGTCATTCGGACGTTCCAAGCAGACGCAGAAGCCAAGAAGATCACCAATGTGGTTGACATCTTCGAGGGTGATTGCGGAACGCTCACGCTCATGTTGTCGCTCTTCCTTGCCAAGGACAATGCCACTGCCGCCGTCGGACTCCGCCGGGGCTATGCCATCGACCCAACGCAAATGGAACTCTGCTACAACCGCCGTCCGCGCTTCATGCCAATGGACGACCTTGGTGGTGGCCCTCGCGGGTTCGTGGATGCAATCGTCGGTATGAAAGTGTTCAGCCCACTCGGGTTCGGCAAAATCGCACCATCGGCGTAATCTCAACCCAAAGGAATCAATCACATGAACGTCCAAACGCTCGCAGCAGAAGAAACCCGCCAAACGGGATTCACACACGTCATTTCGGTGTATCACACCGATCTGACCGACACGGCAGCCACGACCAAAACCCTCAACCTGATCACAGGTCTGGATGCTGGTCACATCGTGACGGGTGCAGCCTTCCGGTTGCAGACCCCATTCGACGGCGGCGCGACCAACGCGCTGGTTCTCGACGTGGGATACGACCTCGCCGCAGATTCATCTGGACGCGACCGAGATCTTCGCTGGTGACGGAAACGGTGCAATCTTTGCCGCCAACCGGACAGGCTACGCCTTCCAAGAGTCGGCCAAGATCACCGCACTCTTCACCGCCACGAACGCGAACCTCTCGACGCTGACGACCGGCGCAGTTCACATCTTCCTCACGGTTGTGAACCTCGACGACTTCCGTCCGTAAGTTTTCGGCATCCCCGATACCCGGCGGCCAGTTCTCACACGAACAGGCCGCCGTAATCGAGGACGACAGAGAATCCGCGCAGCACAGGGCGCATTAGAAACCTGTGCGAATGCTAGACAGTTTTATTTGAAAACTCCGGGGCGGGCCATGTTTGGCCGGGCCGGTAGCATTGCAAGCCAAGGGAAGGCGTATGATTGCGGATAACGGACACAAAGAATTTTACGGCGGACTGGTTGATGACCTGGGCGACCTTGCTCCCTACGTGCGCGAGGAATTGATCGCAGGCATCCAAGCCGAAACGCACCTCGCGGAGCTAGAGCAACGCAAGATCGCGGAAGCGAACTCGAAGCTGGAGGCCGCGATGGTTGAAGGTGTGGGCCAGCACATGCTCAGCGTCGATGCCAACCTTTACGCATGGTGGGCAATCCGTGAACCGGGCTGCTGGTCAGACAAAGATTTTCGCCGCCGCATCGCCCGCGATAACCCAAGCGCTCGGGTGCGATCACTCAAGAAAGCAATGTGCCAAGGGGTGTCATTCCCCAAACTGGAAACTGCCACACGATGAGTTTTGAACTACCAGAACCAGACATCACGGAGCTGATCGGGTTTATCGATCAGGCGGATAATGATGCTGCCGAGATTTACAGCCGGAAGGCGGTAAACTACGAGACGCGGTTTTGTGTGTGGGCGGGTCAAAGCGACGATGGCCGCAAACACAAGGAGAAGCTGGGCCGCGAGCCGTTCCCTTGGGATGGTGCTTCAGATTCGCGGGTGCGTCTGGCGGATACGATCATCAACCGGAATGTGAACCTCATTATGATGTCCACCATGCAAGCCCGGTTGCAGTGTCAGCCGGTGGACAGTAGCGATGCCGCGCATCGTCAGATTGTCGAGACAACCTTGAAGTGGCTCATCTACACGCACTGCCTGGAGAACTTTTACAGCGCAACTGCACTCGCCGCGAACATCCAGCAAGAGCAGGGCTTGGCGATCATGGGTGTATTCTGGGAGCGCACCACGCGCACCGAACGCCAATCGCTCACGATGGAAGCCCTCGAAATGCTCATGGGCGAAAGCGGGGATCCGCGTATCGTCGCATTGATCGAGACGATCATCGACCCGATCACTGAAGATATTGCCGTGCAGCTTCTCGAAGAGTTTTTGCCAGGGCACGGCACGCGGGCCGCTGTGCGCTCGCTACGTCAATCCGGCATTTACGAATACGAGGAACCATACATTTTCCAAAACCTTCCGCGCATCGTGGCACTGGAGCCGTGGGAGGATATTTACTTTCCACCCTACGCGGAGGACTTGCAAAGCCAGCCTTGGATTGCATGGCGTGAACTTATCGACGAGCCGGAGCTTCGCAGCCGCATCTTGACGGATGGCTATGACGAGGAGTTTGTCGAGGAAGCGATCAAGCACAAAGGCGTGCGCCACCGCGAATCCACGCAATGGTGGACCAGCAACGCATCGCGCTACTACACCGAGGCGAATGACGAGCGCATCGAGCTGTGGCACATGTATCGCAAGGAATCGACCGACGACAACGCCACCCGCGTGACATGCACGGTGTTGCATCCGTCGGTCATGGACCTTTACGCCAAGCATGACCTGATCCCCTACGCACACGGGCAGTATCCATTTGTCCCAATCCGCCGCGAGCATGCCCGCCGGACGCTTCTCGAATGCCGTGGGGTGCCGGAGATTGTGGCAAGCAATCAGGAGCACATCAAAACGCAAACCGATTACCGGGCCGACCGGGCCGCGCTGGCAATCCAGCCGCCGCTCCGGGTGCCAGCCAACCGGGGCAAACTCGCGTTGTTGCTTGGTCCACGCTCGGAGCTGGTCGAGCGCAGACAGGGCGAAATCGACTGGATGAAGCCGCCGCCGTATGACATGGGGAGCCTTGAAAGCGAAGTCGCATCCCGGCGTGATGCTGCCGAGTATTTTGGGCGCATCATGGCAGGCGTCGATCCGACCGAGGCCGCGCTGACTCAACAGCAAATCGTATCGACCTGGTTGATTTCGCTCAAGCTGGTGCTGACTCAGATCCTGCAACTCTCGCAGCAATACCTCACAGATGAAGAAGTCGCTCGCGTCGCTGGCACGTTGCCACGGCCATTTGCCGCAAGCAGGCAGGACATTCAAGGGATCTTCGATGTCACCGTGGAGTTTGACGCACGCGATTTGGACAACGAACGCCTTGGCGCAAAGCTAGATTACATTTCAAAGGTCATCGCACCGCTCGACGTGATGGGTGTGCTCGACCGGGCCGGGCTGGTCAAGTTTGCTATGGGTGCCGTGGATCCGAAGATGGCGGAACTTTTGGTGCGCGACGAGCAGACCGCCACCGCGATGGAAGCCACGCAGGAGCAAGACGCGCTGACGAAGCTATGGGCAGGCGTAGAACCTCCCCTCGCCCAAGCCGGGCAGAATGCACAGCTCCGGCTTCAGATCATCCAAGGCCAGCTCCAGACGAATCCACAGTGGCAGGAGCGGTATCAGACCGATGAGCTATTCCGCCGCATGCTGGACGCTCGGGCGAAGAGCTTTGAATTTCAAACCCAGCAACTGCAAAACGCGCAGACCGGACGCACCGGGGCCGCGCAGGTATTGCAGGGGCCAGCGCAGCAGATGCTCGCAGGAGGGCCGCAGCAATGAGAACGGAATCCTTCCGCTCCGTAATGCACCGGGCCATCCGCCGCCGTGGACTCGATCC